TAACCAACAGTATCAAGATAAAGTTAATAAGTTTGTAGAACTAATTAATAACAGACCACTGGCTGATGATGGGAAACCAATATCAAATGGCAAGTGTGCAGAATTAGCAGGATGGGCTCAAAGTAGATGCTATAAAACTGCATCGGAATTACTGAAGAAGCCCGAAATTGCGAAAAAGATTAGACAGGCTCAAGAAGCTGAAAACATAGCCCTTAAAACTGGGGAAGATAGTGTAAAGGAAATTCTTGAGTCTAATCTACCTCAGATGCTTAGAGACTTAAAAAACAAACCTGATAAGTTCATCAAAGCTTACTTAGATTTTCAAAAACACAACAAGGAGGAACTAGGAGATTACGATGGATATAGTATTGGACAAATTATCAAGGAACTTGATCAAACAGTTAAAGAAATTGACACTCTTAAAAAAAGAGTTATGGAAGAGATTAGAGAGGAAGAAATGCAAGAATGATTTCATGTACTTCTGTAGAGAGGTTCTTGGTTATAAGGATCTAGTTGCACCTATTCACGAAGTCATTGGCGACAAACTTCAATCTGATTTTACCAGAGGTCTAGTTCTTATCCCTCGTGGAAACCTAAAGACTTGCCAAGTTAGTATTGGCTGGACTATTTGGATGTGGTTACAGAATCCCAATATTAGATTTGGTATCGGATCAGCTACAGAAACCTTGGCTATCGATATTGCTTCTGAAATTAAAGCCCATATATCTGAGAATCCTAAGTTTGTAGAACTATTTGGTGATTGGACAGACAAGAGTTGTTGGACACAGAATAAGATTAACATCAAACCAAGAACTATATTTAGAAAAGATAAGTCTTTGACTACTTTCTCAGTTGGTAAAGATCCAACAGGAAAGCACTTTGATATCATTATTCTTGATGACGTAGCTAATAGAGCTAATTCGTCTAGCCCTGAGATGAGAGCTAAACAAATCAGCTTATATAGAGACTGTAAGAACCTAATAGTAGCAGATGAGACTAAGGGTGTTATTGTATTAGTAGGAACTAGATGGCATTTTGGTGATATATACAACTATATTGTCTCAAACCCTAAGATTAGACGTGGTTTTGACTTCATTATAGACGAACCATGCATTACAAACGCTACTATTGAGAAGCAGAATCCAGAAAGATGGAGAAGTCAGATCAAACTTCTACTTAAGCATCCTGATTCTAAGGTGTTATTTCCAAGTAAATTTAGCATTAAAGACCTAAAACAGAAGTATATTGAGGACGGAACGTACGAATTTAGTTGTCAACAGATGAACTTCCCTACTTCAGATGAGGCTTCAGCCTTTAAAGCAGAGGATATTCGATTTGTTAAAGATACTCCAGCAGGATTGCTGAAATATATACTAACAGATACGGCTGGAGATCAGAGTGTCTATGAAGATGCTGATGATTGGGCCTCAGTTTCAGTTTCTATAGGTACTGGTGGGGTGTTAAGACCTATTTATATTTTAGGTTGTATTGCTGAGAGTCATATATCCTCAAATAAATTTCTAGACTTGCTAGCTTTAGAAAATGAAACGTATGAGCCATACAAATTGATCATTGAGAAAAACTTTAGCAAGACGTACATAAATATTTTTAGGGAGAAATACCCTAAACTAAAACGCAAAATCTTTGGAGTGACAGTAGGCAACCAAAAAACAAAAACACAGAGAATATTTGCTTTACAACCTTATGTAGAAAATGAGTGTTTAATTTTTGTAGAGGATAAAGATGGTGAAGAGTATCCTTTTATGGGGCGGATTGTAAAACTGTCACCAGGCAAGATTAAGTTACTAGAACAACTTATTGATTATGGAAATACAAATCATGATGATTGTGCTGATGCACTAGCTCTTATTTTAGCGGTAATTAAACCACCACAGAAACAGCAAGAAGATCCAAAGTATAGTAATGAGCCATATTGGGAAAGGACAGGTTACTAATGGAACGCAAGAAAGCTGATTTAATTAATTGGGCAGGAGACATACCATTAGCTAAGATGTTTGCTGAGTGGATGAAGAGATGTAATTTAAAGACAATTAAAAATTTAGATTATAGTATGGATTTTGGAACTAATGAGATTAAGATAACTTATAGTTTAAATTAAGGAGAGATTATGGGACAGTCATACGACGAAGAGAATAAAGTACGCCAGATTGTTGAGTTGAAAAACGCATCAGCCGAAGGCCGTAGAGATTTGGAGGATAAATTCCAGAAGTACTACGAAATGTTTAATGCTACACTTTTAAGAGGATCTGATCTTAGTAGACGTAATAGTGGTTTTACTGGTACTAGTTCTAGACAATCTAAATATCCATATCGATCTAAATTGTATATGAAGGAAACATACAAAGCTATTGATACTATTCATCCTATTTTTATGGATCTTATCTTTGCACAAAAGAATCCATTCAGACTTAAAGGAAATAAACCAGAGATACCAGTTAAGAAAGTATCTGCTTATGAAAGACTTATGTCCATATATCTAGAAAAAATGGATGCATATAATATCTTTGATGACATCATTACTGAAGAGTTAGTTATTGGTACAGCCTTTGCTAAGATGTATTGGGAAAAAGAAATCCTAACTAAAATGGTAGAGGAAAGTGTTGAGGAACCAGTTACTAGAAGTATGCTAGGGGTTAATGTTCCAACAGGAGAAGTTAAGAGAAAGAAAGTTACTAGACAAAAGATTACAATTAAAAAGGATAGTCCCGCAATAGCTCATATTTCTTATAAAGATATCTTCTTTTCTAGTAGAGCGACTTCACTTAAAGATACTTGGATTATTCATAGGACTTGGAAAACTTTAGAAGATCTTAAATCTGTAAATAAAAAAGTTAAAGATGCTACTGGTGAGCCACTGTATAAGAATTTAAAAATGGTTGAAGATGCATTAGCTTCAGGAAGTTCTAGAGCAGGAGATCAAGAAGAAGCAATTACTAGAGATGAGAAAACTTTTCTTGGACTTAATATAGTTAATAATATTGCTACTGTTAAGAAACCTGATGAGACTCTTAAAATGAGTTTAAATGATTTAGGTGAGATTGAGATTATGGAGTACTGGAGTCAAGATGGTAGTATTCTTAGAACAGTCGCTGGTGGAATGTATTTGATCAGAGAGACTGAGAATCCTTTTGAACATGGTGAGAAACCATTTATCTATACTAACTTCAAAAGACGACCTAAAGAGATTTGGGGAATTGGTATTTGTGAGTTAGCTGAAGATGGTCAAGACTTACTTAATACAGCAGTTAATCAAGCAATGGATAGTAATGCTCTAGCTAACAACTTAATGTTAATAGCTGGTAGAAATGCTGGAATTGAAATGGAACAAGTTAAAGCACGACCAGGTGGAGTTGTCTTTGTAGATTTAGAAGAAGGTGAATCTGTTACAAGTAAAGTACAACAATTGAAGTTTGCTAAAGTTAGTGTACTGGATGAGATTGCTTTAGGTAAAAGTGAGATCCAAGAGGTAACTGGTGCAGGTAAGATTGCTCAAGGTACTTATGAAAGTGGAGCTGTTAGAAATACTTCACAGACCAGATTACTACAAGCTGGTAGTGGTAGAAGATTCATGGGTAAGATCATGACCTATGATAATATGTTTGTTAAGAAATTTAGTGAGTTGATGTATTCCATGATTGGTCAGTTCATGACTAAAGAAATGGTAGTAGATATTATCGGTAGTAATGGTTTAGAATTTGTTGAACTAACTCCTGAAGAACTTACAGTAGATCTTGAGTTTATCTCAATAGGAACTAAACAAATGATAGAAGCAGAACAATTAGTACAACAACTAAATAACTTCTTGGCTATTGTTTCCAGAGTTCCACAAGCTGAAGCTATTGTTAAGTTCAGAGTTCTTATTAAACAAATTGCTAAGAATCTACTAGGTGAAGATATTGCTGATGAAGTTCTTAGATCAGATGAAGAAGTTATTAAGCTAATGCAAGCTATGGCTGCTCAACAGCAACAAGCAGGACAAGCTGGAGGTAATACGAAACCAAACACAGGTGGAGTTAATCCATCTCAACCAAATCCAGGTGGAGGAGCTAGATAGTAATGAGAGAGTATAAAAAGTATTCGATTGGAAATGTTAAAAAGTTATATGCTAGTTATCAGTTCATTCAAGGGCATGAAGCATATAAAGATATTATGTTATTTCTAGATGGTCGTAAGGAACGAGCTTTACAAAGTCTAAAGAAAGCAGATGATCCAGTAGCAAGAGCTACATGGAGATTAGTAGATGAGTTCTACGAAAGATTAGAAAGTCTTAAACAGGAGGTGTTATTAAAGCAGAAACAAGAGGAACAGTAATCATATTATAGCATAACAAATTTAGGAGGTATTAACATGAGTGAACCAATAGAAAACAAGGACGTTCCTGAAGCGGAACAAACTCCCATTTCCACTGCCACTCCCGAAGGTAACGAGACTCAACAGAAAGAACTTGAGACTCAACAGCAAGCGGAGAAGGAAAGATTAGAGGAGTTGGAGCGACTTAATAAGCGTTATAAAGAGCAATTATCTGGAAAGGATTTATTGATCGATAACCTTAGAGCCGAAAAAATAGCTGAATCTCTTCAGCCTACATATGACGTAGAACCCGAAGATGAATATTCAGAAGTACCAAAGAAGCAGCCACAACAGCCACAATCTCAAATGTCGAATCCATTGGCACAACTATTAGTCAAAAATACAATCACGAACAATGAAAATGCTGTAGAAAAGAAATATAGGAATGATTCCTATGTTCCATACACAGATGAAATAAGTTCAAAAGTGTTAGACGAAGTAGCCAGATTAGAGACAAAAGGAGCAAGTAGGTTAAACCCCGAAACATTCGAGGTAGCTTACACGACTGTTAGAGCTAGGGAATTGGAGCGATCTATCGGAGAAGCCAAGAAACAGGCTGTGCAAGAAGTAGAAGATAAAGAAAAATCTAAACTTGTAGCTTCAGTAGAATCTTCAACTAAACCTGATACTGTAGAGACTGTCACACCTTCCCTAGAAGATGTTATGTCTGGAAAAGTACCGATGAGTGCTCTAGAAATGATAAAAACATTTCCACAACTCAAAGGACAATTAAGTAAAAACACATTAAACTTATATGGAATTGTAGAGTAATCTACAATAAAACATAGAGTACGAAAGGATGTGAGATAAATGGCAGGTTCAGCCGTCGGAGACGAATCCCTCTCCTTATTGGGAGCGTTTCATGACAAAAAAATATTAGAAGTATTAGAAGATAATTCTGTATTCATGCAACTAGCAGACAAAAGACCTATTCAACAGCGTAATGGTAATGTAATAACATTCCATACTGTTACTAAGTTTGCAGCAGGTGCAAGAATCGTAGAAGGTATAATGCCAGCTGGTCAGTTTATGACAGGTGGTACTAAAACCGCTACAATCGTTCAATTTGGAGATAAGACATCAATATCTGACGTTATGGCAAAAGGTTCTATAGCAGATATGATGACTATCGCAGTTGAAAGATTTGGTGTTTCAGCAGCTAATACTATAGATACATACATTCAAGATAGATTGTTCAGTGAACAAACTGAAGATTATTCTGGTAGTGCAGCGTATCATACAGGTCCAACAGCTACATCTCAATTCCATCGACCAATTACTACTTGGTATGATGGTATTCATGGAGGTTTATCGGCTTATTTC